TTTGAGGAAAACCAAAGAATTTTATACCTATGTGAAGAATATATAAGGGCTTACACCGAACTAGTAAGCGAAAAGGTAAATAATTTATTTACTTTTGTAAAGTTTAAGCTATTTGATACTCAAGTCAATGGAGGAATTGTTGAGACTGCAGAGGCTACTTATAAAGGTGTACCTTATGGATCACTTAATACTGCAGCACAGATAAATTCAGGTCTTGATGTAATAAATAGTTTATCTAAGCATTATGACAAGCAAATACCTATTTTTGTAGACAATGCGGAGAGCGTAAACGACTTAGTGGATACAGAAAGTCAGTTAATCACATTAACAGTTAGCAAGTTTAAAAATTTGAGAGTGGAAAATTTATAGGAGTTGAAAATGACAGAGATAAAAAGAGTAAATCAAAAAAGTCCAGCGAAAGCGGGAACATCCCAAATTTTAAGTCAAGCAATCGGTCAGTATACTGCAATGCTTGAAAATAATGAATTTGATAAACCGGAAAATTACAGCTATAAAAATGCAATACAACAAGCTAGGTATTTACTAACTAAACCTGCAGAGAGTGGGAAAAACAAAGGTATGTCTATTGTGGATGTGTGCACTCCACAGTCTATACTGCAATCTGTTATGGAAATGGCACAGAAAGGGCTTAATCCAGACAAAAAGCAATGCTACTTTATCCCTTATGGTAATACTTGTACCTTATCAGTGTCTTATCAAGGTAATGTAGCTTTGGCAAAGAGAAATGGTCAAGATATTGGCGATATATATGGCTATGCGGTTTATAAAGATGATGAGTTCGAGATGGGATTTGACCTTAAAAAAGGGACTATGGAGATTAAAAACTATGTACCTCATGTGGAAAAATGGAGCAAGGATAAGATTATAGGTGCTTTTGCAATAATCACTGATAAAAAAGGCGATGTTAAATACACAGAGTACATGACAATGGATCAAGTGAGGACTGCATGGTCAATGGGTGCTGCAAATGGTAACTCCCCAGCACACAAAAATTTCCCGGACCAACAAGCTATAAAAACTGTTAAGTCAAGGGCGGTTAAGTCTTTTGTAAACACAGCAGACGACTCAGAGATAGTAAATAGCGAGGAAACATCTGTAGCATATACAGACAATGAATTTAACAAGGAGCTAGAGGCTAACGCTAACAAATTAGAGCTTGATGTAAGCGCTACACCGGTTGAAGAAAAAGAACAACCAGCAAATGTAGATGAAGAAACTGGCGAAATCATAGAAAAACCTATCGAAGGTCAAGATGACTTTTTTGGGGATGATTTTGAAGAACTAGATAAGGCGCCATTTTAATGCAAGTTGAAGTATTAGGAACTGGATCTGCTGGAAACTGTTACAAAGTTGAGATTGGCAGGGCTACACTCTTACTTGAGTGTGGCTTGCCATTTAAGCTTATCCAACAAAAGCTAGGTTTTAAGCTATCGAATATTGATGCTTGCCTAGTTACTCATGAGCATATGGATCATGCTAAGGCTGTTAAGGATTTAATGAAAGCTGGGGTGGATTGTTACATGACTAAAGGGACTGCAGAAGCTTTGGAATTAAAGGGTCACAGATTAAATACTTTTAGACCATTTGAAAAGGCTAGGTATTATTCGGAAGAGCTAAAAGATGTTGTTATTTTACCCTTTGAGGCAGTTCATGATGTGGCAGAGCCAGTTAGCTATTACATTAGAACTTTTAGCAAGAAAGAAAAAACGGAGTCTATGGTTTTTGTTACTGATACAGCCTATCTAAAGTATCAGTTGCCCGTATGTGATGTGCTTATGATTGAGTGTAACTATGTAAAATCAACACTTGATGAAAATGTGGAGCAGGACAAGATTAACACGAGTTTAAGAAATCGAATTGTTAAAAATCACTTGTCTTTGGAAAATCTTGTCGAAGCTTTACAGGCTGCAGATTCAAAAAGGTTAAAGAAAATTTACTTGCTACATCTGTCTGATAGCAATAGTGATGAAGAGTTGATTAAGAGGACTATACAGGAGATTACAGGAGTTGAGGTGGTGATTGCTTAGTGGGAGATGAAAAGAGATACTATTGGCTGAAGCTTAAAGATGACTTCTTCAAGTCTAGGAAGATGAAGAAGCTTAGAAAGGTTGCTGGTGGTGATACCTATACTATCATCTACCTAAAACTCCAGCTACTAAGTATAAATAACGATGGTGTGATTGAGTTTGAAGGTACTGATGAGGATATATTCCACCAATTGTCATTAGATATTGATGAAGAAATTGATGATATAAAAATGACTGTGGCTTTCTGCACGGCTAATGATCTAATCGAATTGCAGGAGCAGGACTTGTTTTTAAATGATGTACCTAAGCTTATAGGGTCTGAAACACAGGCTGCTAGGCGAATGAGGAGAAAGAGAGCAAAGGACAGTAAAGCTATTGAGGGTGGCACAAATGGTAACAATGTTCAAACCTTACGTAACAATGTAACGGAGGGGCGTAACAATGTTCGATCCTGTTACACAGAGAAAGAGATAGATATAGATAAAGATATAGATATAGAGAATAGAGATATATATAGTCGAGCAGAGTACGACCGTGTGGTTGATAAAATCCCTTATAAAGATATTGTCTCTTATCTAAATAATAAAACTGGTAAAAACTATAAGCCTACTACCGCTAAGACTAAGGACTTAATTAAGGCTAGGTACAATGAGGGATTTACCTTAAATGATTTTAAGGCAGTTATAGATAACAAAGTTATAGATTGGTCTAACAATGACAGGATGAGTAAATATCTAAGACCAGAGACCTTATTTAGTAACAAATTTGAGGGATACCTTAATGAGGAGCCTAAGAGTAATAGTTATAAGCCACAGTATAGCGAGGCTGATACTGATATATCAGACCTAGAGGCAAAGTTAGATAGGATAAGCGAGTTATGACTAAATTTTTAAAGGGCAATGACCCTGTTGCTGACAGGAGAAAAATTAATAGGTGGATCGATCAGTTAAACGAGTGCAAAAAGGATCCAGAGCATTATGGTATGAGCAATGAGCAGTTATCTAGGTTTGAGACTAATATGCGTAGTATTGCAAAGCAGTATAGGCAGATTTATGGAGGTAGGTGATGGCGATTGAATTAAAGCTATCTAAAAGCTTTGGAGATGTGTTTAGCTCTTATACTGAGAGATATAAGGGCAATTACATCTTTTTTGAGGGCAAAATTAAAAAGAGATATAAGACTGTGACTAATGGACAATTAATCCACTTTATAAGTGGTGGTAGAAGGTATAAGGATTACAAGCTAGAGCGTGATGGCACGCACTTTAAGGGCTGGGTTAGGTATTACCCTTATAAGCCTGATGAGGATAAGCGTAGTTGTAAAGGCAGGAAATTAAGCAAAGCGACAATAGACGAGATAAGGGACTTATATAAGCAAGGCTACAGCAAAGTAGAGATAGCAGCGATTACAGGTGTATCACGACCTAGTGTTAGTAAGATAACTAACAATAAGGGTTGTTATAGTTTAGGAGGTAAATAATGGATAAAGCAGATAAGATGGCTCTACTTATGAGAGAGATATTAAAGACTTACAGGGATAAAAATGCTGACTACGGGGACAGCTTTAGCAAATCTTACAAGGAATTTGGATTGGTTGCACCTGTGGTTAGGATGAGTGACAAGATGGAGAGGATAAAGGCTCTAAGTAAGGCTGATGCTAAGGTTAAGGATGAGAGTATAAGAGACACACTCTTAGACCTAGCTAATTATGCGATTATGACGGTTGTTGAGATGGATATCGAAGATGATAAAGTTAAAGCTGGTAAAGAAGCGTTTAAAGATGTTGTTAACATGCGAATGAACAACGTAGAAAAAGCTAAAAAAGAATCATTAAACAGGTTAAGTCAAGTGATTGATGGAATTAATGGCATTACAACTGATGATAAAAATAAAATAGATTCTAAAGAGTACACAGAGGACGATAAGTTTAACATTTAATTAGTTATGATTTACAAATATTCGGAATTCCCGAATAGTTTAGGGAGGTAAAGCAATAAATGACAATACAAGAATTAATTAAAAAAATAGAACAATGGGCAATAGACAGAGAGCTAGACAAAAATGGAACAGTAGAGGGACAGCTGATAAAGACTGCTGAAGAGGTTTCAGAGCTTATCATTGGGATGAGTAAGGGTAACCTCTTAGAGATTAAAGATGCTATAGGAGATGTGTTTGTTACTTTAGTTGTAGGTAATCTTATAGGTAAAAGCACAGATATACTTAATGATTACAAAAGCGTAGTAATTAGGAATGAGGCTGCATATCAAAGGTACAACCTTATCATGGGGATAATGTATAGCATGAATCGATTGATGTTTGAGGAGTCATATACAAAGCGTGAAGTATTAAGCTTAATACAAGACTTAATGTATGTTTGCAAATTGTATGACCTAGATTTCTTGGATTGTGTAGAAAGTGCCTATAACGAAATTGCTGATAGAAAAGGTGTGGTAAAAAATGGAACGTTTATAAAGGAGTCTGATCTCATATGAGCTATAAGCAAAAATATCGGAGGGGTTATACTAACTATGATTATGATAGCCTAGACCATCTAGATATATTATATAAGTATATCAATGAGCAATTAAAGAAAGATTATATAAAGGATAAACTTTTAAAGCCAAAAGAGATTAGGATATTTGATAAAAGAAAGTGGACTGATGACTATATTTCAAAGTATGAACTAGGCAGAAATATTAGTTGGCATTTGCCTACAGACTTTACAAGTGAAGCTTTAAGAGATTGGAGAAATAGCATACTAGGAGAGATTGATGAAAAATTGAGTGAAAGGGGAGGCATAGAATGAATAAATTTATTGGCATTGGAAGATTGGTAAGAGATCCTGAACTTAGATATACCCAGTCTAATCAGCCTATTTGTACATTTACATTGGCTATTGATAAGCCTATGAGCAGGGATAAGAGAGAAGAAGCGGAGGCTAATAATAGGCCTACTGCTGACTTTCCTAGAGTTAATGTGTGGGGCAAAATGGCAGAAAGTTGTAACAGATATTTACAAAAAGGCAGTCAGTGTGCTGTTGTTGGTAGTCTACAGACTGGGTCTTATCAAGACAAAGACGGTAAAACAGTTTATACTACGGATATTTTGGCTAACAGTGTTGAGTTTTTATCTAAGGCTAGTGGTGGACAAGATAATACTAATCAAAATAGTGATGATGGTTTCTTCGGCGATGATTTTACCAAAATGGAAGATAATGGAGCAATACCTTTCTGATATGGGTCAAATTGTTAATATTTTATAGCTAGATTTGATTTAAATATAAATTATATGACTAAGGAGGTTAAAATCGTTAGAGGGCAAAATAAGAGCTATAACAAGTATGGCAATAAAAAAGTAATTGTTGATGGTCATAAGTTTGATAGTCAAAAAGAGGCTTTAAGGTATAAGAAGCTTAAACTAATGGAGAGGGCTGGAGTTATAAAAGACTTGGAGCTGCAGCCGACCTTTGAGCTGATACCGACTATTAGGACTGAGCATGAGACTTTAAGAAAGACTATTTATAAGGCAGACTTTAAGTATTTTGATGTTAATGCAGATCATGAGGTTGTAGAAGACGTCAAAGGCTTTAAAACAGACGTGTACAAGCTCAAAAAGAAGATGTTGTTGCATAAGTATAAAGATATTGATTTTAGGGAGGTTTAGATGACTGATGTTATTAAATTTGATGTGAAGATGACAGAAGATGAGGGTGTGGCTTTGTATGGACTATTAGTAGGTGTCAAACAAGACTTGTCAATGAGGATATTAGAGGAGTCGAGTAAAGCTAGTAAAGTTAGCGATTTAAGTAATGCGTTAGTGACAGGCAAAAAAGGTGTAAATAGATTGTTAAATGAAATGGAACTTTATTTGGAGGTTTAGATGGATAAAGATAAAGACAAACTATACAAGTTAACAATCTATCATAACAATGGGAATACTTCTTATATAAAAATGACTATGCAGCATGTAGATGAATTCATGTGTCTATTGTGTGATAGCCAATATGACTTTACCTATGCTATTGGTTACACAAAAAAGGATATTTTATCTTTCAGAAAGTCAGATATTAAAACGGTACAGGCGAGTGAAATAGGCGGTGTTGATGAACGTAGATAAGAAAAGAGAAAATAATAAAAATAAGGTTAGGGCAAGTATTATCAAAATACGCCTAAGAAATTATAGGGAGGATCTAGAGATGCTAGACCTCCTTAAAGAGCGTATAGCAATCAATCGTGATAAGATGGATTTGCAGGGCGGTTGGTCTAGCTCTGAGACTGTACAAGGTGGAGGGTCATCTCAAGAGGATAAACTCAATAAATTGATTGATAAGATTAGAGCTGATGAGCTTAATTTACAAAGAATTGAGCTAGAAAATAGAGCTTTAAGATATGCTATTAATAGTCTTGATGATGATATGCGATACATAGTTAATCATAAGTGGATACGAGGAGATTTAAATATGATTGATATAGGTGTAAGGCTAAAACTATCTAAGTCTACTGCATGGCGTAAGTCTGATGATGCTTTGCTTAGTATCTATAACACGCTTTATATTTTAACTCCTGATGAGGTTGATCCTAGATAGTTGTCGATTGGCAACGAGAGTAATTGGGACAAAATCGGGACAAATTTGAAACTCTTATGAGACTCTTAAAGTCTTTTTATGGTGTATAATAGTAATATATAAAATTGCATAAAATTACAACTGCTTGTTAAATTGAGTACTGCGGTATTGTTTTTAGAACTCCTTATAATTTTGTTTCAGCGGTTGTTTTTTTATGCTTATTTTTGTCTTGAGGATTTAAAGGCAAAAAAATGTAGAATAAACTTGACTTTTGCAATTGCATAATGTATAATATTATTACAATAAGAAATTAACTTATTGAATAGGGCAAGAGAAAGGAGAAACATATGGAAGATATGGGAATGACCGATAAACAATTTAATGGTTTTTTAAGACAATTAATTAAAAATTTAAAAAATGCTGTAGAAAACGATGACGAAAGCGAGAAGACCAAAGAGATTGAAGAAATCATAGAAGATTTACAAAAAACACTTGAAGACTAAAAAAGACCTCATAAGAGGTCAAAGCAAAAATTCAAAGGGTGGGCTTGCCACTACCCTTTGATATTATTATATATGATTGGCAAGAAAGAGACAAGTATAACATTGAATGATAATAAAAACAAACTGGGTAGACCTATTAAGGGTAAAGAACCCAGAGATAGACAAATTACTTTAAGACTTTCAGAAAGTGAAATTAAATTATTAGAAGAATGTTCAAATATTAAAAAAGTCCCTAGAACTGACGTAATTGTAGAGGGACTAAATTTATTAAAGGACAAGTTGTAAAAGGCTTGTCTTTTTTATTGTTTAATTTTAGGAGTAAAAATGATTAAAGATAGAATTGATATTATTTATAAAAGTGTAGACGAATTAATACCATATATAAATAATCCGAGAAGAAATGATAATGCAGTAGATGCTGTGGCGTCTTCAATTAAAAACTTTGGCTTTAAGCAGCCGATAGTGGTAGATAAAAACAACGAAATAGTAGCAGGACATACTAGATTATTAGCTAGTAAAAAACTAGGCTTAGATGAAGTGCCAGTGATTATTGCAGGAGATTTAACTGCAGCCGAAGTAAAAGCTTTTAGATTAGCTGATAATAAGGTCAGTGAGCTAGCGGACTGGGATTATGAGTTATTAGATTTAGAGCTAGAAGAAATAGAAGTAGAAGACCTAGATTTTGATATGCAAGAATTTGGATTTGAAGTAGATGATGAATTTGATATATCTTACATAGACGAGCTAAACGAAGAAGGGCTATAAATGACTAAAGGGGAAAATGAATATTTTAATATCTCTTTAACGTTCCCTTTGGAAAAACAAGCTTTAATAGATGGATATATAAGCGAAGTAACTAAAGATAAGATAGTTAATGACATAATTTTAGCAGCGGAGGGATTAAAAAATGCCTGATTGTGGAAGTCAAGTTTTTTTATGTGATTTACCTATTAGGTTTGATACTTATGTGGGTTGCACACATGGGTGTCAGTATTGTTTTGCGACTAAAAAGCAAGATGGATTTTATAAAAATATCAGAAAAGGAGAGAGTCTAAACTCACTAAAAAACTTTATAGACGGTGAAAGGACAATATATACCAACTGGTGCGATTGGAAGATACCTTTGCATATCGGCGGTATGAGTGATCCTCTACAACCTATTGAACGAGAAAAAGGATATACATATGAATGCTTAAAACTATTAGCAGAAACTCAATACCCTTTTGTTATATCTACTAAAGGTAGGCTTTTAGGCGACAAGAAATATATAGATATCCTTAGCAAGTGTAATTGCGTTGTACAGGTGTCTATGGTATGTAGCGGATATGACGACATAGAGAAAGGCTGCCCGTCTTTTGAAGATAGGTTGAAAATAATATCTAAGGCATCTCCTAAGGTAAAAAGAGTGATTATAAGAATACAACCATATATGCGAGAGTTTAAAGATGAAATAATCCACAACTTAGCTCGTTTTAAAGAAGTAGGGGCATACGGGGTGATTATAGAGGGAATGAAGTTTAACAGGAAAAAGCCTGGACTTATAAAAGTGGGAACTGACTATACTTATCCACTGGAAGATATAAAAAAAGACATGTTAGAGATAAAAGAAGAGTGCCACAAGGTAGGATTAAGATGTTTTAGTGGAGAAAACCGAACCAGAAAATTAGGGGACAGCTTATGTTGTTGTGGGATAGAGAATCTAGAGGGTTTTAAAGAGAACACTTTTAATCTTAGTCATATAGTAAACGGAGAAAAACCAGTTTACACAGAAAATATGACTAAAAAAGGTACAGGAAAAGTATTTGCAGCGTTGTATCAAAATACGATAAATGGTAAAAGGCTAAAAAATGAAAGTTTTGTAGGGGAAATGATAAATACTGCGAAGAATAAAGAAGATTTTATAGCTGATATTTTTGGAAAGAGGAAATAAATGTTTGAGAAAGTAAATCCTAAACACCCTGATAAAATAGCGGATAGAATAGCAGGAGCGGTAGTAGACCTTGCATACCAAAATCATAAAAATCCTAAAATTGCGGTGGAGATTTTAATAGGTCATGGAGAATGCAATATTATTATAGAAACTAGTGTTAATTTGGTGGAAGAAGAAATATCGGAGATAGTTGAAAGAATTTCTGAAACTCCTGTTAATACCAAAATCAATATAGCAAAGCAAGATATACATTTAGCAGATAATCAGAAAGATAAGATGAGATGTGGCGATAACGGAATATTTAAAGGGGTTCCTATATCTCAAGAGGAGAAAGAGTTATCAGAAATTGCTAGGAACATATATGACAAGTATCCACATGACGGCAAATATATAATTAACAACGAACATTTAGTTATTTGCCAATCAAATGCAGAAACTAAAAATTTAAAACTAGAATATAAAGATGCTAACATTAATCCTTTAGGTAATTGGACTGGAGGATTTAATGTTGACTCGGGAGCCACTAATAGGAAACTCGGTTCTGACATGGGGAGAGCAGTAACAGGTGGCGGATTACATGGTAAGGACTTATCTAAAGCTGATGTGAGTGTAAATATTTATGCGTATTTAAAGGCTCAGCAACTAAATAGAGAAGTAGAGATATCATGTGCGATAGGAGATGAGGAAATAGATGGTAAGCCTTACGAACAAATTGTTGATATTGCGAGAGGATATATTGATGCAGTTGGTGGATTTGAGAAATTTGCAGAATGGGGACTTGTTTAACCTTACTTTCTGCAAACTTTTTTTGGAAGGAGAGTGCTACGTGATGTGAAGTTAACTAGTAGACAAGAAAAATTTGTACAAGAAATACTGGAAGGGAAAACGCAACATGTAGCTTATATGGAGGCTTATCCCAATGCCAAGAAGTGGAAACTTGAAAGTGTGAAGACTAGTGCTAGCAAACTTTTAAAAAATGAAAAGGTAGCTTACAGGCTTAATGAATTAAGAAGAGAGAAAGAAAGATCAATTATTGATCAACGCTCTTGGAATTATTTGGAGTCTGAAAAATCTTTAATGTGGATTTTAAAAAAGTCAATGCAAGATGTTTCGGAAAATGGAGTCAGGCAGGCAAATTCATCTGCCATTATTAGCTCAGTAAAGGAATTGAACGATATGATGTATAAGCTAAAAGATTATGAAGACTACCAAGAATTTAATAAACTCAAAAAACAGAAATTACAATCAGAAATAAGTAATAAAAATGCAGATATAAAAGAAAATTCTTTATCGAAGTATTTTGAGTTATTGGATCAAGAGATTTTAGATGAGTAATATTGATAAGATATATAGCAAAAAACAACAACAAATATACAAAGAGATTAGTGAGAAGGATTGGTTTATCCTAATATTACATGGAGCTAAGCGTAGTGGTAAGACGCAGCTTAATAATGACCTATTTATCAAAGAATTAATTAGAGTGCGTAAGATAGCTAATATGGAAGGGGTGGCTAACCCTCAATATATATTGGCTGGTTTTTCAACTTCCACTATTTATCAAAATGTTTTGATTGAGATAATGAGTAAGTACGGGATAGACATCAAGGTAGATAAGATGGGTAATTTTACTCTATTTGGTGTTTATGTAGTGCAGGTTGGACATGGTAAGTCTGATGGATTGGGTCGTATACGTGGTATGACCTCATATGGAGCTTATGTAAACGAGGCGTCGTTATCTAATGAGCAAGTGTTTGATGAAATTAGGTCAAGATGTTCTGGTAAAGGTGCAAGAATTATATGTGACACAAACCCAGACAACCCCGAACATTGGCTAAAAAAAGATTATATCGACAATCCTTCTGATATGATTTTGTCTTATCAGTTTACTATTTTTGATAATACTTTTTTGGATAAAAGATATCTGCAATCTACTATTGAAACTACTCCAGAAGGCATGTTTACAGAGCGTAATATATACGGTAACTGGGTTAGTGGTCAAGGAATGGTTTACTCTAGTTTTGATGCTAATAAGCACTATATAAATGATTTAGATAGTGTTGTGTTTACTAGATATATAGCTGGTGTCGACTGGGGTTATGGACACTATGGAGCTATTGTAGTGTTTGGAATCACTAAAGATGAAAAATACTACATGATTGAAGAAATAGCAGAAGAAGGTCAAGAAATAGACTTTTGGACGGCTAAAGCCAAACTACTTAATGAAAAATACAGGCGAATAATCTTTTATTGTGATAGTGCTAGACCTGAGCATGTAAATAGATTTAGGCGTGAAGGTCTTAATGCAATTAATGGCAGGAAGGAAGTAATTGAAGGCATTGAACAGGTAGCTATCATGTATAAGTCATATCAGTTATTTATATATGAGCCTATAGCTAATAGGTTTAGAAAAGAGATCTACTCTTATATATGGAGCGAACGTGCTGGAGATGATGCAGTAGTAAAAGAGAATGATGACGTAATGGATGCTATGAGGTATGCGATTTATAGTGATAAGACTAAGAATAAGATTAGATCTATTAGTAAACGTAAGCTAGGACTTTAATTTGAAATTATCAATAATTTATTATCCAAAGATGGCTAGACCTTGGCTACTTAAAAGAGAGCATGGAGAGTATTCTCAACATGCTCATTTTTATACCAAGAAAGAGGCTTTGTGCTGTAGAAAGTTGATTGATGCTTGTAAGTATCCACGCGAGAGAAAGTATAGGATTGCAATGCAAAGGCTACTTACTGAGGAGGAGTTTAAGAAGTTGAACAAGAAACAAAGATATTACAATAAGAATTGCGGGGTGAGAAGATAATGGCTGGACAATCACAAAGCTATATAAGTGAATATATGGAATTGCCTCAAAGGATTTGCTTGCCTGCAGATACTGAAATAAATTCAGATTTACTTGAAACTCTGGTAGAGATAAAAAATAAGGATAATGATAGGTATGCAACCTTACAAAACTACTATAAAGGTTGGGCGAAAATCCTTGATAGAGAAAGAGATGCTAACAAGTCTAATAATAAGATAGTACTTGCTTATCCTGCTTATGTTGTAGATATACTGCAAGGTATGGCTGTTGGTAGACCTGTTACTTATACTGTTTCGGAAGATATGAGAGATAAATGGCAAACTGTACAAGACATTCTAGATCTTAACCGTGAGCAAGATGAAAACACCGCCCTTGCAAAAATGGGAGGTATAAATGGTGTAGGCTATGAAATTAATTATATAGATGAGGAAGGAAACTTCCGATTTAATGAGATCCTACCTCAAAATATAATTTATGTTTGGGATGACAAAATCAATCCTGAGCCTTGGATGGCGATTTATATAAGAGATGCTATTACTATTGAAAATCTAATTGCAGATGATAAAGAGCAAGCAGCGACGGTTTATACTACTGATACTATTTATGAGTATGTACCAGGGCAAGGTGGATACGTGCTGGAAGAAGAATATGAGAATCCACTACATAAATTTCCTGTTATAGAATTTGCTAACAATGATGAATACATAGGAGATTTCGAGCGTGAGCTTACTCAGATTGATGAGATGAACCTTTTGTATTCTGATAATGCTAACAGCTTTGAAGAGACTATAAACGCCCTTTTAATCCTATGGGGAATGGTTAATACCGACTCTGAAGATTATAAGAAATTAAGAGAAGATGGAGTGCTTCTAGCACAATCTGATAGTGGGGCTGGAGGCAAACAAGATGCTAAGTTTTTGACTAAGGATGTAAATGATACAGCAATTGAAAACTTTAAGAAGAATCTTGATGAGGCTATACACAAGTTTTCTAAGGCTCCGAATGTTACTGATGAGAAGTTTGCTGGTAATACATCTGGAGAGAGTCAAAAATACAAGGTATTTACGACTGACCAGATTATTGAGCTTAAGAAGCGTAAGTTTCATACGGCTCTTACTCAACGTATGGAGCTTATTTGTGAGTATTTGAGGATTAAACAAGGCATTGAATTAGATTATAGGGAAATTGCTATAAACTTCCAGGACAACAAGCCTTATGATGAGTTACAAAATGCACAGACAGTTAAGCAATTGCTTGATGCTGGTACTAGCCGTCAGTATGCCTTTTCTAAGCTTAAGGGCATTGATGATGTGGCTGAGGAGCTTGAAAGACAGAAAGAAGAAAGAGATGCATACAGCAATTTATTTGCTGATACTACAGAGGATTTGATGTATGGCGAAGATGACTTGGGAGATAATGCTGGCGAAGTACGAGAGACTTCTGAAAGCTAAGGAAAAAGAGTTATATGCTAATTATAGAGAATCTTATAGACAATTAGACCGTGATTTTAGAGAGATTTATGGTAATCTTGATGAGATAGAGGGTCAATTGAGCCTTGATGATTGGTCTAGGCAATTATTAAATTATAAGACGGGGGCTACCATGCAAAGCCTATACCTTAATAATGATAAGCTTTTGAGGGCAACCTTTAATACTATTTTTGAGACTACCAGGGATAACTCTTTAAGGTCTCTTGGTGGTACTGATCGACTTATCGGAATTAATAAAGCTATTGATAGAAATACAATTATAAACAAATCTAGGGCAGGTGTTGATTGGGCTGGCAGACTTGCACATCACAATGCTAATACTAGATATGATCTAATAAATATAACTGCTGGTGGTATTGAAGCGGGGGATTCTTATACGACTATTAGTAAAAAGGTTGCTGAAAAGTTTACTATGGATTATGGCAAGACTAGAATAGTTGTTCAAACTGAAGGGCATAGGATCCATGAGACTACAAAGTATGAGACTATGGCAGAAGTTAATGAAGAGTTAGGACTTGAAAAGACTTGGCATTGTGTGGGAGATGAGAGAGTAAGACATACACACCAATATTTAGACGGTAAAACGGTTAAGTTTGATGAAGAATTTGTTTCGTCATCTGGGGCTACCGCTTTAAGACCTGGGGAGTTTGGAGTGGCGGAAGAAGATATTAACTGTAGGTGTTATGTGTCCTATGATTATAAAAAATAAATATTGATAATTAGGCGGTTTTAACAAACCGTCTTTTTTATTGCCTTTTACTGGATAGGCGTTAAAGAATCTTGGATTTTAGACATACGGTCGTAAAACGGAAGAAAGGAAATATTATGGCAGAAGAATTACAAGTAAATGAGCAAACAGATGATGCTAATCAAGATGTAGACCAAGAGCAGGAAGAAGTAAAGACTTTTACTCAAGATGATGTTAATAAATTAATAGCCGAAAGAGTGGCTAGAGAAAAGAAAAACCATGAAAAAGAGATAGAGCAAGCTATTGAAGATACTAAAGAAGAGGCTAAGAGACTTTCTGAATTATCAAAGGAAGAAAGAGATAGCGAAGAACACAATAAATTAAAGCAAGAGCTTGCAGAATCTAAGGCTAAGATAGCACACATGGAGCTAGAGAGTGACACAATTGAAAATCTTAAAGAAGAAGGCTTACCGATAGAGTTTAAGTCTTTTTTGATTGGTGAAAATGCCGAAGCGACACTTGAAAATATCAATTTATTTAAACCTATTTTTCTTGATGCAGTACAAGTTGAGGTTGAAAAAAGGCTTAAAGGTCGTACACCAAAAGGCTCTAATACTTTAAATGCCAGAGTTGAGAAGAAAGACACTCAAGAAGAGATGCTTGACTATGCAGGTAGTCAACGAGTTATTTAAGAAAGGAAATATAAATGCCAAAATTAGTTACTAATGCTAAATTTGATCCAAATAATGTAATTTTATCAGATGCACCTACTGGTGAGGTTCCAAAGGAACAAGGAACTATTATTTTAAAAAAAGTTGTTGATGATTCCTTGGTTTCAAAGCTAGGAAAATACGAACCAATGAATGCTTTAAGCAAAAAATTTGGTTACTTTGCTAAAGGTCCAGGTGCTTACTGGGTAAATGAAGCAGAAAAAATCAAAACTTCAAAGGCTGAATGGTTAGAGATGGAAATGCAAGCTCATAAATTAGGGGTTATACTACCAGTATCTAAGGAATTCTTAACTTATACTGTTACTGATTTCTTTAATATCATTAAGCCAAAAATCGCGGAAGCATTCCAACAAAAATTTGATAGCGCAGTATTATTTGGTACTGACTCACCATTCCCAAAAGGAATTTCAGTATTTGAAAGAGCGGAAAAATCAGGCAATATAATTACTCAATCTGATAATGTGTATACAGATATCAATGATCTAATGGCACTTGTTGAAGATGCTGACCTTGAGCCACAAGCTATTGCTACTACACGCTCTTATTCATCTTCTTTAAGAAGCGCTGTAGATACTAGAAATTTGCCAATCTTTAATGATCCACATCAAGGAGCTACAGGTCAAGTATTAGGCTTACCAGTTGTTTATGGTAATAGAGCAAGCTGGGATAAAGAAAAAGCTACAGCTATTGTTGGAGATTTTGACAATCTTATTTATGGTATTCCACAATCACTTGAATACTCAATTTCAACTGAGGCTACACTATCAACAATTCAAGGTGAAGATGGAGCTCCAATCAATCTATTCGAAAGAGATCTTATAGCGTTAAAGGCTACAATGTATGTTGCATTTTTAACTGTTCAAGAAGATGGATTTGCTGCATTAAAACCAGCTGGAAAAGTTGTAGAAGGAGGAGCAACAAATGAAGGCTAAAAATCCGCAAGGTGAAATTGTAGAGGTTACTAAAAAAGCTTACTCTACTTTATACAGATATAGGGGCTGGACTTTAGTCAAAGATGATGAAGGTAAGGCGATTGAGTCAGTACCAAAAGCTGAGACAATTCTTGAAGAGGTAGACTTATCTAAGTTAAAAAAAGTAGAACTACAAGAGTTAGTTAGTGAAAAAGGTATTGAGTTTAAAGCGGATGATACTAAAGAGGATTTAATTAATCTACTTAATGCATAGGAGGTGGTTAAATGGATAATTTAACTCCTGACTACGAATGGGAACGCGACCTTGAAAATGAAATTCTAGATATAGAAGAGGCTGAGGCAAATATTAAAGATGAATTTGAAAAGTTAAGACCTCTATATATGAATTGGATTGAAGACTATTGTAATGTAACCTTTGATGAGACTAAGTTGCCTGGTCCTGTATCCCTTGCCCTTGAAGAATTAGTAAAAACAGATCCTAAGTCTTATAGTGTAACAACAGAAAAATTATCTGATATGTCTATAACTTATGGGTCAGGTACTGGTTCTGGTGGGGGTGCTGGGGGTGCAATACCTGCCTATATTCTAGCTTGGCTAGAGCCTTATAGGCGTGTCAATTTACTAGATAAAAAGAAACGCCCTTACTATGACGGTAGATGATAAAAGTAAAGTGCCAGAAATCTTAGCCAATTTAAGAGAGCTTGAGTCATATCAAGTAGCGGTGGGAATTCTATCCAAATCGGGTGGGGAAATGCTAATGATTGCTAATGTACATGAGTTTGGCTGTAGTATTCCTGTTACTGATAAGATGAGAGGGTTTTTGGCTTATAACTACAATGTACATCTTAAAAGAGATACTAAGGTAATTAAGATCCCTGAAAGGTCTTTTGTTAGAACATCTTATGATAATAAATCTGATATGATTTATAAAAAAGGTGAAGATTTGGTTGCAGAAGTAGTAAAGGGAAATATGTCAGCTAGAGCTTTTTATGAGCTTTTAGGTCAAACCTGTGCCGATACTATAAGGGATTATATGATAAATGAGGTCAATAGCCCTGCTAATAGTGAGTTAACAATAGCAAACAAAGGCTCTAGCAATCCACTTGTAGATAGTGGACACTTGGCAGCGGCTGTAACTTATGAGATAAGGAGTAGATAATGGGACTATTTAACTTTAAAGTCTTAGTTAGCAAGTATCAAACTGGCAGGGTGCTGGCGATGATTAGAGAGCCAGATACCTATGATGAGAAGACTGGATTGCCAATCGAAGGTAAAAATACATTTATACAATTAGGCAAGTTCGCTATAGTCCCTTTGTCTAATACTGACCTTGCAAATGATGAGGGCGGTATGTACTCAAGAGATGATCGTAAGTTATATACTTATCAATACCTGCCAAAGGGGGCTTATATTTGCAACTGGCAGAAAAACGGTACTAGAAAATACTATAGGATAATGGAGCTTAAAGACTACTCAGATTTCGATGAGGGTCTTTTTATTTACACTCTTAAAAGGAGTGATAGAAATGATAATGACAATTAGAGAAGTAATTGTTAGTGGATTAAAGGAATACACGGGGCTGCAAACTATTGATACTGATAGCAATTATAGGAGACCTGTATATCCTTTTTACAGTTTTAAATTTACAACTCTACTACAAAAGGATAGGGGACAAGGAAACTACCTTTATGATTTCCCAGAAAGTTTAGATTCTAATTTTAAATATGATTATAGGGAAACATATCAGCATCAACCTAATTATGTAATTAGTTTTAATGCTTATTCTGATAGTCTTATAGAGTGTCAAGAGTCAATACAAAAGGCTTGGGATTGGTTTAGGCATGCAGGCTATCAAGATTTTAAAGATAAAAACTTTGTTGTAGTTGATGTAGAAAATATATCTGACAGGTCTATTTTTAAGGATGTATTCTTTGAATACAGATATGGCTTTGATGTACGTATCAGATACCTACACGAAGTAGAGCGAAGAACTGAAAACATTGAAACATACAAGATAAATAAAGGAAAGGAATATTAAGATATGGCTAAATTGGATTTTCCCGTTAATATCCAAAGAAAAACCGTTGCTGTATCCGAAAGAGGATTTGGCACTATTTTAGTTGTTGATAATGCAAAGGATATTGACTACACATTAGTTGATTACAACTATGTTAATGATTTAGAGCCTGATAGCAAATTATTTAAGCTATTAAATAGACTATTTGCACAAAAACCACAGCCTCAAGAGGTTGCAGTATATGGTAAAGCTAATGGATCTATGGCTGATGGAGTAAGAGAGCTTTTAAGCTCTGGTAGAACGGATTGGTTTTGGTTAACTACTACTGATAATAGCTTGGAAACTGTAAAGGCTTTATCAGAAATAGCGCAAACTAATAGCAAACTTTATGCTGTAACAATTAATGAATATAGCGACTGTGAAGCTTTATTTGAAGAAGTTTATGAAAATACATTTGTAGACTACCATGATGATAAAGACGCATATTCTGCGGAGGCTACAGCTGTTATTATGTCTTATAACGTAGGTGGGAAAACTGCTAAGTTTAAAGAGGTACAGGGCGTTAAGCGAGCTAATGTATCAGACACTCAAATAGCTGACTTGCACCAAAATGGGATTAACACCTATGTAGAAAAATTAGGAGTATTACAACGCTCAGAAGGACTTGTTTTATCTGGGGAATACCTTGATATTGTGCTTGCTGAATACTGGATTAGATTCCGTATGGAAGAACGTGTGCTTCGAGCATCTGTAACTAATGACAAGATACCATATACAAATATTGGTATTGGAATACTGGTAGGGGAAGTTGAAGGGACTTTACAAGAAGCAGTAACTCAAGGAATTATTAGTCCTGGCCAATATAGAGTGGACTATAAACGCCGTGAAGATGTAGATGCTAATGAAGTTGCTTTAAGACAATATAACCACATCATCTGGACTGCACAATTACAAGGTGCTATCCACCAAGGGCAAATATCTGGAGTCCTAACCTATGATATGGTTAATGAAATTGAAGAAAGGGTTGGTAGATAATGTCAGAAGTTTATGTATACGATCCTAGAGATTGCATAGTAACAGTAAATGGTCAATACATTACTGGTTTTTCTGAAGACGGAAAAATAGAGATAGAGAAAAATGAAGACAATATAGCTCATAAAGTAGGTGTAGATGGTATTGTAAGCTTCGGTGTGAGTGCTGATGGTACTGCAACTGCTACTGTAAAGCTTGTAAGTACAAGTCCATCTATCCCACTTTTTAGAGAGTTATCAAAGACAAATAGACTCTTTGACTTAAGCATAGTGGATATGAACGAAAACCAAGACAATATTGCAAGTGGTGATTGTGTAATTGTAAAGCCTATGACTGAGTATAGAGGCAACAAAGAAGTTGAAGATGTGGAAATAGAGATCCTAATACCATACTACGAAGATAGAAGATATAAATAGATAAAGGAGTAGAGATGTCAGAATCTAAAAAATTTGAACAAAAGACAATTACAGTTGGGGAAAATGAATATGTACTACAAAAGCTGCCTACTAGAAAGGCTTTAGAAATAAAACAAAAATGGCTTGATAGCAATGGTCAAATCATCGAACTTAATTTGTATGATGAAGTGCTTGAGCATATTGTTGTTAATCCTAAATGTAGAGTTGATGATTTTGATGATATATCAGAGTTACAAGAGTTAGGTGCTGAAGCACTAAACTTTCAATTTGGAGGAAAGTACACAAAAAACAATTAAAGAGCAGGGTTAAGGAAAGTTACTTAGATTTCTGGCGTCCTGCTCTTTTTTTAATGCGCCAAGGCTATTTATCTTACTCTGAGGCTATGGAATTGACTGATTTTGAACTATCTGAGCTATCCATAGCTGCAGAGATGGTAGAAAAAGAAATAGCTGATGAAATCAATAGACAAATGAAGAAAGGTAGGTGAGTTTATTGGCAGAAAGAGAACTTACCTGGAAATTGAATACTGATACTGGAAAAGCAACTAGTGATATACAAAATGTAGATAAAGAGCTTGATAAAGTTAAATCCAGCATGGAGGATATTGATAAAAAAAGCGGCTTATTCTCCAAGCTTGGCGGAGCTTTAAAGTCTGCGGGGGCAAATGTAAAAGGGTTTGGAAGCAATATTCAAAGCATTGGAGGCAATATTGCTAAGTCTGGTGCTAAAATGACTGCGCTTACAGCCCCTTTAACTTTAGGACTAAAAAAAGGTGTAGAGGGAGCTTTAGAGCTCGATACTGCCATAAGACAGGTTACAACATTAGCTGATAAAGATGTATTGCCTGTTGGAAAAATAGAGCAGGAAGTAAAGCGTATATCTAATGCTACTGGAATTGCTCAAACAGAAATATCGGAGTCTATGTATTCGGCGCTATCTGCTGGAGTTGATAGCTCTAATGTAGTTGATTTTGTAAATCAAGGGGTAAAGCTAACGAAAGCTGGCTTTACTGATATGCCGACGGTTATAGATGCTACAACTACTGCTCTTAACGCTTATGGACAATCAGGAGCTGAAGCAACCTCACATATACAAGATGTATTTGTCAAGACACAAGATCTTGGTAAGATTACGGTTGATGAACTTGGTAAAAATATAGGTAGAGTAGTACCGTTTGCTTCTGCTGCTGGAGTATCTATCGATCAACTAGGTGCAGGATATTCAATACTTACAGCAAAAGGACAAAATGCAGCTACAGCAACAACAAACTTATCCGCACTTATATCTGAACTTAATACAACTGGCTCTACTGCTGATAAAGCGTTAAGGAAATCAATGGGGCAATCCTTTAAAGAGATGATGAATGATGGCAAATCACTTGGTGATGTGCTTCAATCTTTAGATGGTGTTGCTAAAGAGCAAGGACTACAACTTGGAGATATGTTTGGCAATAAGATGGCGACATCTGCTGCAAATACACTACTAGCTGATGGTCCTGACCAGTTTAATAATGCTTTAGATACTATGCAAAATAGTAGTGGAGCTGTAGATAAAAATTACAAAAAGATGCAGGGTCCTGAAGAAAGATTACAGATTGCCCAAAATAAACTAAAGAACTCTTTTATAGAAATGGGTGGAGCATTAGAACCTGTTATCGAACAAATAGCCGGAGGAATACAAAAATTAGCTGATAAGTTTAATGGATTGAGTGATGAAGCAAAAGGAAAAATAGCGAGAATTGCAGGAGTTATAGCTATAGCCGGACCTATAATTACAGCTATAGGTACTACTCTAATGGTAGTAGGTGGTGCAATCAAGATGATTGGAGGAGCTATTGCTTTACTTGCGTCTCCTATAGGACTTGTAGTAGCTGGTATTGCAGCGGTAATTGCTATAGGCTATATCCTATATCAAAACTGGGATATGATAAAACAAAAAGCCATTGAAGTTTGGGATGGTATAAAGATGAAGGTAAGCGAGTCAGTTGAAGCCATGAAGCTTAAGTTTGATGAGTTTAAAGCTGCAGTATCTGAAAAATTTGAAGGCATTAAAGCTTCTGTGTCTGCAAAGTTTGAGGGAATGAAATTAAGTGCATCTAATGCTGCAAGTAGTATGAAATCTCACTTTGCATCTTTTGCTGATAGCATAAACGGAAGACTTGGTGGCGCAATAGAATCTGCTAAAGGAAAGTTTAACTCTTTAAAAGGTACTGCTACAAATGCTATAAATGCAATAAAAGGTGCATGGGAAAGATTGAGATCCGCTTTGTCTAAACCTATTAATGCAGTTGTGAACATAGCTAAAGGTGCAGCAGGTGCAATAAAAAGTAAGTTACCTGGTCATGCTGATGGTTTATATCGTGTACCTTATGATGAATACCCTGCTATGCTTCACAAAGATGAGATGGTAGTAACTGCTCAAGGGTCTGCCCAATTGAGGGCTATGGGTGCTAATGAGAATGGTTTTAGTAGACCAACTCCCGGATCTATGATGGGAGATTTGGGGTCTAATGTGACTAACAATTCATCCAGTATTGGAAATAACAACAGCTTTAATCCAGTAATTAATATAACAGTTCAGAGCTCAGGAGATGCAAAGGCTGATGGTAATGTCGTTGCAGATATCGTCGAAGAAAAGATGATGCAGTTATTTATGACTGCTAATTTACAAAGGGGGTAGTAGGATATGGATCAACCTAGAAATATTACAAAAATCAAACTTGGTTCTGTCCTGCTTGATTGTACAACGGCTGAAGAAGTTTCAAAGTCGGCTGATGTAACTAATAGACCAGTAGAAAAAGGCGAAGATATAGCTGACCATATGAAGACTAAGCCTTATAGTGTAAGGCTGTCTGGAACTATGGTTAATGATCCAGAAGGTAAAATATCTACTTTGGAAAATATGATGAGTGATGCAGAGCTTTTAGAGTATATAGGTAAAAGAAAATTAAGAAATATAGTTATAACGTCTTTTAGTACTAAGCAAAATAAGCAGATATCTAATGGTTATGACTGGGATATATCTTTGCAGTCTGTTAGAATTGCTAAACCCCAGACTTTAAAGCAAAAGGTGAAAAATCCTCAAACTAAAAAGATTGACAAAAAGGTAGAAACAAAGGTTAAGCAGGTGACAAACGCTGGTAGAAAGCAGATGCAAAATACTTCGGATCATAACAAGAATTATACAAATCAGAAGTCATATAGTGGTAAAGTTAGGTCTCAAAAAGACCAGAATAAATCATATAATACACAAAAGAGATCTAATACTACAATAAAAAGTTATGGAGGGCAAAAGCCTATAAGCGTAGACACAACTAATCCAGTAAAGGCAAGGAATAAAATGTTATCAACTCTAACGAAAGGAACTTCAATTAGAGCTGATATGACTATAAATGAAAAGTCTAGGATACTTAATCAAACAGAGCATAACACTCAAGGTATAGGTGGTGGAAGATGAATTATATAGAAATTGAAAAAGATAGAATTCCTTATGAGTTTGAAATGGAATTTAACGGGAAGATATACCAGTTTGAAATTCTATATAATACTTATGGAGATTATTTTACAATTAATCTTTACCATAATCGCAAACCAGTAATAATTGGCGAAAAAATAGTTCTGCACCAGCCTTTATTTGATGGATTTGAGCATTTAGATATACCTATGACTATTGTAATACCTTATGATACAACTGATGAGGCTCTAAGGATTACATATGAAAATTTAAACGAGGATGTGTTTTTGTATGTATTGGATTAGACAAATTGAAGTTAAAGCTGGAGGAAAACTTTTTGAATCTATAGGAGATAATGCACTAGATATAGAGTTTGATATACCTTTTAGCGATAAAAATGAACCTGATGTATCAACTATAAGCATTTATAATCTATCTGAAGACAGCATCAACTCAATAGAAAAGCAGGGCAATATATCAGTTTCTGCTGGATATAGAGATATGCATAACGTTGCTGAAATATTATCCGGACAAATTGAATCCATCAAAACTGAGTGGCAAAGCCTTGATAAGGTTACTACTATAACTATATCTGATGGTGCTAAGGCTTGGCGTAAGAAAGAGTTTAGCAAGACTTATAAAAACAACACTAAGGCTAGCTCTATCATGAGTGACCTATGTAACGCTCTGGGTTATCCTGTAAGCGAATTAAAACCTAAAAAGGATATAACGTATCCATTAGGTAAAACAATTACTGGGGTTGCCTCTAAGAGTCTTATACAACTAGCAAAAGACACTGAGTCAAAGATGTTTATCAACAAGGGAAGGATAGTGATAAGACCAGAAAAAGAAGGTTATAAAAGTGGGATACTACTTAATGCTGACAGTGGTTTACTTGATACTCCAACACTTAATGAAAACAACACCGGAGATCAAATAGATAGCGCTGAGGGTGGTAAATCGAATCCACCTCAAAAATCACGGACTGTTAAGTGTTTACTTAATCCACAAATTGAAACAGATATGGTTATAAATATTGAGTCTAGGTCTATAAATGGTGCTTTTAGAGTTAAGTCTGGAAAGCACTCTAAGGACTTTATAACAGAGTTGGAGGTGGTAGAAGCTTGAATGATTTACTAAATCAAAAAAAGGATACTAATGCTGCTTTTAATAAATTTATGGATAGGTTTAGCAAGAGTATGTCAGAATCAACACTTGTAGCACGCGTAGGAAAGGTCAAAAAATTTGATTCGAAGAATATGTCATGTGAAGTAATTCCATTACCTAGTGGAGATAATAGTCTTATAATTAATGTGCCAGTGGCTGGAATTAGAAGCAAGGACTTTGTTGCTTACTATCCTTTACAACCTAATGACTATGTAGTCTTACTTTTTATGGATGGAGATATAGACCAAATACTACTTGGTCAAGATAAGGCGGATACTAAGCGTGGGCATGATGTATCTGATTGCATAGCTATTGGCGGTATAAGTCTTATAAAAGATAACTTAACGATAGAAGATGATGCTAGTTTAAGTATACAAACTATGGATAAACAAGCAAGTATTGTGTTAACTAAGGGTGGAGATATTAATATAAAGGCTAACAAACTTAATTTAAAATCAAAATCTACTATCAAGGCTGAGGCTAAACAAATAAGTTTAAATAGTCCTGATTTATCAATAACTGGAAAGGCTACTTATAATGGTCGTGAAATAGCCCGTAGAGGAGACCCAACAACAAATGGAGCTAGTATAGCATGATTTATTATGATACTTTTAAGATGACTAATGGAGATATAGATATAGTTGATAATGACCTTGTACTAGTTAGTGGTCAAGAAGAGATGCGACAGAATGCAGAAAATAGACTATCCGTGAACAAGAGTGAATGGTTTTTAAACCTTGATCTTGGACTATCTTATAAGGATATAACTGGTAAGGGCATAAGCGATGCTGATATAGAATATTGGATACGCGAGTGTATTTTACAAGATGAAAGAATAAAAGAAGTAAGGAAAGTAATTATTGATAGAAATCCAGCATTAAGAACGGCTGATATTGATGTGACTATAATTGATCCTTACGAGCAAGAGCTAATGCTATCGGGGGTGATAGATATTGGATAATTTAGAATTATATGAAGACTATGGATCTATAACGGAATTTAAAGATGATGGTTATGGAGTTACCCAGTATGGTTTTAGAAGAAAGTTATATAATGAGTGTTTATCCGAGAGAATAACACGTGCAAGAGAGGTTTTTGGAGTAAAAATTGATACTTCCGAGACCTCTTTTTTAGGCAAATTAATACGTAATGCTGCATGGGATGAGGCTTATATGTGGGAGATTGCAGAGTCTGTGTATATGAGCCCTTTTGTAAACTATGCAGAGGGTACAGGGCTTGATGCAGTAGGTCAATATCTAACAATTACACGTAGACCAGCAGCAAAAAGTAAAGGGGTTATAACTGTCTATGGTACAAAAGACACTTTAGTACCAGCAGGGTTTAGAGTTGCAACTCCGAGCGGAATTGAATTTTTAACTACTGAATTTGCATATATAGGAAATGATGGGAGAGTCGATATCCCAATAGAGTCTGTAATTGCTGGAAATAATACTAACGCACAAGCTGAAGAAATTAATCAAATAGTTAATCCGACCTTTGGTATAGATAGGGTTATGAATGCAATGTATACAGAGGGTGGCATGGATGTAGAAACTGATGAAGAGTTTAGACTAAGATATAAAAAATCTTACTCTAGAGTTGGTGGATCTACAGTACCAGCTATGACTGCAGCCATACTAGATATAGATGATGTTGTTGACTGCGAAGTAAGAGAAAATGTGACAATGGAAGAAGTTGACGGAATACCTCCTAAGTCTGTAGCTTGTTTTGTATTTGGTGGGTCAGATGATGATATAACCAATACTATATACAACAATAAACCTGCTGGAATTGAGGCTTTTGGAGATACTTATAAGTATATAGAAGACAAGAAAGGTATTAAGCATAAGATAGGTTTTACACGAGCTAAAGAAGTAAAAATTAAAGTGAATATAAGCTTAACAAAGACCGAGGATTATCCAGGTGATAATGTAATAAAGAGAGCTGTACTTGGATATATAGGTGGAGTTGATGACGACAATGTTGAATATGCAGGGCTTAAGCTTGGAGAGGATGTAATATATAATAAGTTAATTGCTAAGGTTTTATGTCCTGGTGGTGTTGCGGATGCTAAAGTTAGTATTGGGGCGAGTCCTGATTTTAACATGGTGAAAGAGACAATAACGCTAGATAAAAACTCTATAGCAGTTACAAGTTTTGATCAGATAAGGATTGATTATGAGTAAACCATTGTACTTGAGAGCTTTTGATAGGCTACCAGAAAGGTTTAGAAAGCCCACTAATAAGAACTTATACTATGTACTATATAACGGGACTGAGCAACTAGAAGATTGTTTTAACGCCGTAGAAGATAGTCATAACATAGATAAAGCCTTTGGCGAAACTCTAGATTTGATAGGGGCAAATGTAGGGCAATTTAGGAAAGAAGGTATGAGTGATGAGCTATATCGACTTTATATCAAGGTTAAGATCATATCAAATTTATCTATAGGTGATATACCTACAATAAATTATGTAATGTCGACCTTACTAGGGGATAAGTACATATCAATTGTTGAGGGATACCTTGATACTGAATACCTAGATAGAGAGCCTGCTGCTTTGAGGTTATCGGTGCTAAATAATGCCAGCACTTTACCATATGAAGTGATGGATAGTATAAAGGCGGCAGGTATACGAATACTTATTGAAGAGATATACGCTATTGAACTTAAGCTACAAACAAGGAGTGGTGATGACTCGTATTTGATGTATCTATGTGGGGAACATCCTTGTGGGGATATACCTTATCCGTGGGCAGTTGGTAAAGTATTTAGCACTGAAGCTGGTATAAAGACAAGCAAGTTTGACTCTAATAACTACTATCCTTTAGCAGGCGACGGTTATAGAGCAAATGAACCAGGTAGAGGAAATGTGGATATAGGAGGAGGTAAAGATGTTAAGCCAAGAGCTGATAACTGATGTATGTAGCTACATCAAAGATAAGATTGTAACCGCTCAGGTGGTATTTGAGGGTAAGCCACCGGAAAAGGTTGATATTATGCGTAAAGAGATTGTAGATGATACCCTAAAAGTGTTTGTAAACACTACAAAAGGCAAGGGAAGCATAGAAGATGTTAGATTACTAGACGAAGACGGACACGTGTTAATATCTAAGCCTAAGGGCGTAATTAAGACTATAGACCATGCCATAGTATCAACCTTTTGGATAAGGGTAACAGAACAAGAATTAGCTAATCCTATAAGCATTTTTGAAAGGAGCTAACAATGGAAAATGATTTTAACTTAGAAAAGTACTACAAGATGTTAAAAGAGGGATATGCCAGCGAAGAAGTACAGCAATACTTTTTAGGAGAGAATATAGAGCTGGTAGGCTGGCATGACCATATAGCAGAGTTTGCAGATGTAAGAACAGAGCATAACCTAGGAACTAATGATGATGGTGACCCAATAATACAACATAACCGCTTTGACGGAACAGTATTTCAGGAGGGGACACCAGTAAATGCTGAAAACTTAGGCAGAATGGAATGGAACGACCTAATAAATGCTATAAAAATACAAAAGATGATGGATATAGTCAAAGATATGCAGGTGCAGGTAGCAACCTTAGTAGGACAAAATAACAACAATATGCCATATAACAGCTTTGTAGCAAGTGCGAAGAACATAGGTACAGACCTAGATATAATAGAGGGATGGTATGATGAAGTAAACGGTAGAGGAGCGGTATAAAATGGGGAAAGCTTTTTATAAAAAACATAAGATAAATTATATATACAAGTACAAAATAATTAAGAGAAAGCCATCTGGATTAAAAGAACGTGGTTTTACCATTGCCAATAGTTTCTGGTCAAAAGCATGGACAGACTACGAATTTGATGAGGATACTGGTATGTTTACCCTTTTAGATCCTGAATCTATATCTGATGACATACCTTTTTATGCTAAAATAGGGGACTTTAATAGAGAAGAAAATGGACATTTGGCAGCTATATGTAAGGCTAGAACATATACATCAACAACGTCAAGTGGAGAGGCACAAGGCTACCGAGAAGTATTAGAAATACTAGAAAGCATGCTAACAAGTGTGCCAAGCAAAGGTGACTTTATAGAGGAATTAAAAGTAGAAGAGGGGACTTATCCTAAAGATGGTGAATACAACGGATATTGGTATGTATTAGATAGATTAGCCACTACACCACCAGAAATTAGTGACTTTGACATGAACCTAGGTGGTAAATATCAAGACTTTAGTATAGACTATGTAATCACTCATAAAGAGTCATCCACAGTAAAAGTAGAGATAAAGGTGGATAATGAAACTAAGCAAAAGCCTACAGTAACTAGCTTAGGAGTGCGTAAATATTTTAAAGTTAATATAAAAGACTTGAAATTAGGTAAGCACACAATAAAGCTTATAGCTACTGATATAGACGGAAACACAGCCACACGTACTTATACTTTTCAAAAGGTAAATTCTGCTCCTACAATCAGTGGAGAGGATAAGAACCTAGGTTTAAAAAATACAGCCTTTACCTATACTTATCAAGTACATGACGCTGAAAAAGACCCAGTAACGGTTGTAGAAAAGTTTAATGGTGACATTTTAAGGACACTAAACAATGTAAGTCTAGACACTGACATAGACCTACAAATATCAGATGAGCAAATAAGAAAGCTTGAAATAAACACAAAAAACACCATAGAAATAGAAGCTAATGACGGTATAGCCAGCACCTTTAGACGCTTAACCTTTACACGTAACAATATGCCACCTATCATTGCTGATAGGGATAGGAATTTAGGAGAGGTGACTAATAGCTTTGAGTACTCTTGGTCGGCTACTGATCCAGAAAAAGATAAGATGACTGCTGTGGTTTATCTTGATGACAAAATTATTAAGTCAAGGCAAGCTATATCTGAAGGTGCTAATCAAAGTATAGAGCTTAAGGGTATGGATATGTTTAAAATAAAGCCTGGCAAGCACGAGATAAGGATAGTGGTTGAGGATGACAAAGGTTTTTCCTCGACTCGTAAGGTGACTTTTACCAGGGTCGTGCCACGCTTGATAATGCAATTAGCTGGCAAGGGGCTAGAAACTGATGAGCTTGCCACTAGGGTTAACGTGACTGATGTTGGGATTTTTGTTGCCAAGGGTGCTGGTGTTAAGTACGAGGTTTGCAACAACTCTTTTGATGCTAAGCCGATTTGGGAAGATGCTACAGCTATGACTCAGGATGGTAGGGTTTATGTTTTCCAAAACAAAACTAAAAAAGCGACTAAGGCTGGGGTTAATATCCGAGTTACCATCGAAAGAGGGACTGCCGCTATGCAATCATATATAAGTGCGATAGGAGGCAACTATGATTAAGGTTCAAAACAAAAAATCAATATCTGAGATAAACGAATTACGAGAAAAGGGGCTATATAATGCTCCTTTTTCTGTGCAAGAAAGTGCCAATGGGATTAAGATAGAAAGTCCGGATACTAAGGCTTTGGAAGAGAAGGTGACCGACCTTGAAGAAAAACTGGCTAGATCTGAAGAAACTGTGGCTGAGCTAAATGCTGACCTTGATGCACTTGTAGGAGGTATAGATGAGTAGACGTGATAAACTTAAAAAACTGAGAGAAAATATTGAAAATACAACAACAGAAGTGGCTGATATAAAGAAAGTTACTAGAAAATTGGTGTCCAAATCTGATATATCTGCTGATGAGTATAAGGAAATTATATCTATCTATGATGACTGGCAAACTGGTGTGGCTTACTCTAAGGGACAGGTTGTTAAGTATAAGGATGAGCTATGGGAGGTAATCCAAGGTCATAGTAGTCAAGCTGACTGGACTCCTGATAGTGTGCCTGCACTCTTTAAGTCTGTGACTGCTCCTAAGACTAATGATGGGGTTGAGATAGTGCCCGACTTTAAACAGCCTACAGGTGGTCATGATGCTTATAAAAAAGGGGATAAGGTTAAGTTTGAGGGCAAGGTCTATGAGTCTGTGATTGATAATAATGCTTATAGTCCTACTGACTATCCTCAAGGTTGGAAGGTGGTTAATTAATGGCTACTGGCGCTGGGATAATTTAGAGGTGATGATGTTGTGTTAGACAAAATAGCAAGTATAGGAGCTGAGCAAGGCTTTTTGATGACTTTTGCCATCGTAGTACTTTTTATACTCTGCTATATAATCCATATAGCAATGGAGGATTGGAAGGAACAAAAGGCTTTAGAGCGAGCCGAAAAGCAGAAGGATAGAGAGATTGCTATAGCTACTAATGAGCGATACGCTCAAATTATAGAAAATCAATCGAGACAAATAGAGAGATCAACAATAAGTATACAAGGTTATCAAACTGAGCTAAGCAAACACACAGAAAGATCTGAGCTATCCTTTAAAGAGGTTGTGGGTAAGCTTGATGACCTTGATGGCAAGATTAAAAAAATTGGTGACCATAGTGATGGACTGGCTACTAAGGAAATGGTGGCAGATGTTAGTGAGGATATAAAATATATTAAAAATTCATTAAAAAAAGACTAGGGACTAGTATAGACTAGTCCTTTTTAAGTGGAGGTTTTTATGACTGTAAATATTGATAAGGTCTTAAAGTATGCGGATAGCAAGCACAGGTCTAAGCCTGGTAGCCCTAAGTATAGTATGGGTTATCCTGCAAGGCTTGGTCCTAAGTATATGGACTGCTCTAGTTTTGTGTACTATGCATTAAAAGCTGGGGGTTGGAAGTCTGGGATTGACTATATAGGTAGTACTGAGACTCTATATAAAGAGCCTAACCTTAAGGAGATATTTTCCTATGATGAGGTTAGACCTGGGGATATCTTTATCCGTGGGGTGCAAGGTGCATCTGGTGGTGCTGGTGGCCATACTGGGATTTTTTACAAAAAAGATGGGATTATCCATTGTAACTACTCTAATAATGGGGTGTCTTACAATGATATGTCTAGCTACTTAACCTATTTTATAGACCGTAAGCGTAGTAACAAAGAGCGATATTTTAGGCCAATCCCACAAGCTAGCAAGACTAAGGCTAAGGCAAGTGGTGGATATGTGACTGACTTTGCTAAGGCAGTGATTGCTGGTAAGTATGGAACTGGCCAAGCTAGGGTTGACCGTATCTATAAAGCGGTACAAGATGAGGTTAATAAGCTTGTAAAAGGTAAAAAGGGTCGTGGTGACTATGTAAGTGCTATGGCCAAAGATGTTATTGCTGGTAAGTATGGTAATGGCAATGACCGTAAGCAAAGGCTTTATAAGGTCGTGCAGGATGAGGTTAATAGATTAGTTTAATGGAGGATTTTATGGTAGATAGTTTAATGATTTTTGTGTTGGTGGTACTGGCTGGGGCTGTGGTTGCTCTTGCTATACAAGGGATTAAAGAGGGTAAGGCTAAGGCGGAGCTTATAGATAATGAGCTTTTACGCAATACTACTATACAAGTATTAGAGCTTGTAGAGACCATAGTAGGCAGTCTTAATCAAACTATAGTAGACCCTTTAAAAAACTCTCCAGAACTTAACTTTGACAAAAAAGCTCAAAAAGAAGTTTTGGATAAAGCAAAAGCGGAAATAAAAAGGAACTTAGATGATGCAAGTAAAGATGTTTTATCAAAAACATATGATGATCTTGACTCCTACCTCACAGATGTAGTTGAGGCAGAAGTTAGAAAACAAAAAAATAAGTAGTAAGATATAGTAAATGTTTAACTCTGGGGCTGGCAATTGTGCTGGCTCTATTTTTTTGTGCAAATCCTTGTGCAGATAAAATATTGATGACTTTAGCTTTTGTTCAAGCGTTTGTGCAGTTTTGTGGTATAATAAATAAGACTAGTCGGAAAGCAAAAAGTCCTTTTGTGAGTACAGATGGGCAGATGTGTCTGCCAGGGCAAGAAGTGGGGTAATCTTTATAGGTTGTCCTTTTTTTGTGTTATAATAGTACTTGACAAGTAGTATCATATATAGTATTATTCTATTGAAACATCACGCAACCCAATGCACCAGAACAGCAAGCCCATGCTGTTCTTTTTTTATACATTTATTGACTAATGATACTATATATAGTATCATTATAAATGAAAGGAGGTGCAAATGGGAAATCGTGATGAGAAACTCATCGATAAGATGAGGCATCAGCCAAATGGTATAAGTCCAAAAGAAGCAGAAAAAGTATTAATAAATTTGGGCTTTACACATCGAAATACTAAAGGATCACATAAACACTTTAAAAGAAAAAGTGATGGGCGATGGTTTACTTTAGTAATTAGCTATAACCCTATAAAAAAATATTTGGTTGATGAAATATTAAACATTGTAGATGAGTCTTAAGGCTTATCTACAATATTTACTATCCCATTTGTAGGAAAGCAATGACAACTATGATAAAAAACTTAGATTATTATCTTTCTTTGCCTTACACAATTATTACAAAAGAAATAAATGATGAAACTGGTCATTATTATGCTGGTAGGGTCGAAGAGATATATGATGTTAAAACAGTAGGCGATACAATTGAAGAGCTTTACGACAATATTTATGAAGCATTAGAATTGGCCATTGAAGATAGATTAGAGGATGGAGAGGTTATTCCAGAGCCGATTGAAGAAAGTTACTCTGGAAAAATACTGGCTAGAATTCCTAAAAGCTTGCACAAACATTTAGCAGAACAAGCAGAGCTAGAAAATACTTCTATTAATCAACTGATTTTATACAAACTTAGTAGGTAATTTATAAGAGCATCTTTTAATGCTCTTTTTTGTGTTTTAATATGGATTTTAGGCATATAAAAGTATGGCTAGTAATTTAAAGTCGCTTATAGCTTGAAATGTGAATGATTGCGTATATTTCAATGCCTGTATAACATATTAACAAAAAAATAGAGGGAGCTCACTACGCTCCCTCAAGATTATTCCTAGATGTACATGCAATACAAACATGTACACTAGTAGTATAACACAATATTTACATGTGGGCAATGTGTGGGCAACCTAACTGGTTGCTCTGGGTTGCTTGTGGTATTATACGCATGTAAAAAACAGGTACGTTGATGCGTCAGGTGTTGGTATTGCCTCAATGACGCGCCAAGTTTTATATAATAATGTTGATATTTCAACAATTGTTATTATATAAGTGGGTAATATGTGGGCAATGCTTACTTGTTGCCTGCTTTTTTTATTGCACTTTTTTAAGTTGACTATATATATATTCGCTTTCATCTTGTATATAGCTATTGGCTGTTATCGTAAAATCGGTGTGTCCCATTAAGCTTTGCAGTGCTTTATCATCTACACCTGCATTGTGTGCCATGGTTGCAAAGGTATATCTACATG